TCAGCCTCGGTCTCGTGGGCTCGGAGATGTGTATAAGAGACAGGGCACACTATCAGCAATGCCTTGTGTATCCATACTATTCTGTGGGGTATCACTAAATCTATTCAAGGTATCAGTATTACTTGTACCACTACCTCTACTAACATTTTTACTTGTACCACTATTAGTTTCTGTATTATTACTTATTTTATTACTTGTACCACTACCCTCTCTACTCCTAGTCAAATCAACATCATAAAAAGGATTAAACTCAAGCAACTCACTTTTATACAATTGATTGTAATAAGGCATAATCTCATTGAGCTTAGCATTTAACGCTAGCTTCCACCTACCCACAGTCTCATGTGCAATCTCTCTTGTGTAATAATGTTTCAATATCTTCCTACATAAAACCTGCCTATAGTTTTCATCAAAGATAGGAAAGTCAAAATTAAAAACCTTATTCCAACATTTGTCTAAAATACTATCAATATTATCTGCACCCTCACTCTCATGCAAGCCTGCACTATTTTCACAGATAAATCGCACCTCTGTTGTATACTTACTCATTATTTTCACCACCTTTACCTATATCAATTTCGTTACTTAAATTTGCTTCATTAGCGTCGTAAGTATCAAGTACCTGCATGTCCTCTCTATAATCAACACTAATGTTCAGTCCAAACATTTTGTTAATCTGCTCACATGCCTGCTGTCTCATAAACAGTCTTGAATACCTACTAGCAATCGTGCCACCTAAGTTTCTTTGTACTTCATCAGTTATCATTCTTTCTTTCTTTACAGTATTGACATTACTAATGCCTAAGTATGTCAATGCTTCATTCCAGTACTGTGTTTTTAATTCATATAACTTATCCGCAACATATGGGCTTGTAGTATCAAGAGTTTTAATACCACTTAAATCTAAGTTCTTATCACCGAAAATGAATGGTTCATTACCCATATATTGTGAATACAAGTTTTTCATAACTAATCTCTGATTTTCACTACATGTAACAATCTTAGGTGTTTTTTGCTGTATAACGTTTACGTCAATAGTTCTCTGTATTTCATACAGTCTTTTGCTCATTTCCTGCACATCAAGTATACTGTTAGTGTGTAGCATATTATTAAAGATAATAACACTGTTACTTGGGTCAAGTTTCATCTGATAACCATTTTGTGCAAACGCTGTCCGTGTAATAGGTATTCTGTAAACATCAAGTGCGCCACCTATTATAACTTGCAGACCTAAATATCCCATGACTTCATCCTTAAAAAACACTGCCATTCCATCATTGAAAAGAGCTAACTCTAAAAATCTTGCATCAATGGTATCAGGTAAGTTCTTCCAGTCATACATTGAAATACTTAATTCAGTAAGTCTATTAACATACTGTAAATATGTTCTCTGATTTTGTAAGAACGCTTCACTCTGTGCTTTTCTTCCTTTTTTCATTGTCTCACCTCTTTTCTAACTAGGACTGTTATCTAATGAATAGTTGCCTATTTCATTAGCATTTTTCCAAAATGTAATACCATTGTTAAAAATATTTTTAATAGCTGTTATATCATTGTTACTACAACTATTTCCTATTAATTCGCAATTTTGTGTTTTAGTGTAAGTCCAATGTGGTCTACTATTTGTGTTAGGTACTTTTACTCTTTTAGTAGCATATCCATATTTATCAAAGTATTCATCAATTATGTGTGCATATTGTGGTGTTACCTGCATTTGTTTAAAGTAAAAATCTTTGTTGCGTGTGGCAACATCAATTGAACCACTATTACTACCTCTTGTCTGTGGTGGTTTACTGTATGCTAGCATAGCATCTATACCATTATCAACTATACCAGTTGCACCACTTAATGCTAATCCCGGGTTAAAGCTACCCATTCCTGCAACAACTGTACCAGTATTTAATAAAGCTGACATAGTTAATTTACTAGCAGATTGTGCTAGCCATGCTTTATAAGCATCAACAGACCATGCCACTTGTGGGAAATCACTCATAACTAGTTTTTCAGAATAATTACCCTCACCAGCATTAGTACCATTATAACCCATAGGAACTAGCGCTATTTGCGGATTTCCTACAACACTTCCGTATAAAGCAAAATCACAAGTATTTTTTACAAACCATTCATATCTATATATTGCAGAGTTATCGCAACAATCTACTGCTAAATAGTTAAAAGGGTATGTTAATAATTTTTTATTTTTTGGTGTATAACCACCAATTGTAGTGTTTTTTGCCACTGCGTTTACTTGCACACTTGGTTGTGTAGTTGTTGTGTAAAAATCACTTGGCATTAAAAAAATATTTACAATGCTATCTTGTTTGTTAGCTTGTGTTGCTGTATCTAAATAAGTTAATAATGCTTGTACTTGCTCGTTGTTATCTACTCGCCCTGCTATATAATCTACACCACTAAATAAACCACCTTGATAGCCACCAGTTTTTGTTCCCTCTTTTGCATAAGTTGTTGCTATTACTGCACTATAACTTGCAAAATGCCCACTTTTACTTATATCATTACAAACTATCGGACCAGTATCAATATTTTCTGTTACGATATTACTACCTGCATAATCAATACTGCTATGCTCTCTTTCAACAAAACTCTCTTTAAGAGTGCAGTCAAAAAGAAACCATGTTTGCATTACATCAATAGTAAAATATACATTACTAACTTTATCGTTTACATACTCAATATTAGTAATAAAAGCGTAAAACCATTTACTACCATAGTTAGTATTTTGAAACATCATATAATTGCAATCATAAATACTTTCTGCATTAGCACTCATTCTTACAACACCCTGTTGTCCATTAATCCTCTGAAAACTAGCTTTGTCCATTGTCTTACTAACTTTACTATCAAAGTAACTTTTCTGTACACTTCTGCTTGCAAAATAAATAGTATCTTTGTAACTGCTATCTATCGGTACACCACTACATAATTTGATAATACTATTAGGCTGTATCTGCATATCTTCACCACCTTTACAAAAGCAGGAAAGCATTTACGCTCTCCTGCCATATTCAATCTATGCAACTGTAATAGTTGCAGTACCAACCTTTGTACTATCAAACGTACTAGTTGCATTAACTATAATAGTTTCTCCTGTAGCGTCACTATTAATCTTGAGCATACCAGTACTTGAAATACTAGCCTTAGCTTTCCCTTCTGCAATACTCCAAATAACGCTCTGTGGTGCATAGTTATCAGTATCAACAGTAACATTTAGCTGTAGCTGTCCACCTGCACTAACTGTAGCTTCTCTAGGTGTAACTTTAACTGTATTTACCGCAGGTACACCTGCAACAAATACTGCATTGTTTGAGAACGGAGAAACGCTAAATGTTTTCCATACATGATACCAGTAGTTCCAATACAGACCCTCACCGTTATACTGCTCTGTAAAGTTCTGATAGTTGTCGAATATCATAAACCAGTCACTATCTACCATTACACAAGGAATAGCGTCAAGTGCTTCAAGTTCTGCTTTTTTTATCTCTGTATAGGTTGGGTCATCAGCAAAGAGAATATTTAATCTCTCAATGTCTAAATCACCGAAACTATCTACAAGTATATGATGTCCGTCAAACTCTGCTTTATCCATATTGAAAGCACTTGCAAGTACTTCAACATTCATGGTAGCATCAAACTGTGAATTGACTAACAAATACTGCTCCTGCTTAGGTGTATGGTTCATAACTCCTGCAAGGTTATTCTTTGAATTAAGGAAAGTAAACTTGTTTGATACTCCCTTAATAGTACTAACAATGCTATTCATGTTTGCAGTATTAATATTAGGAATTGTAACTGGGTTCATCAGTCCATTTAATATATGCTTTGCAAGCATATATTTCATAGTCTGAAACTCGTCATAGTTAGCACCAGTATACATAGCATCTACAATCTTAGCAATCAAATCTGTAATGCCATCAATAGACAGAAAAGCCTGTCTTAACTGGTCATTTGAGATTGTAGCTTTGTAGAACTTCTGATAGTTCATGATATGAAACGCACTGCGTACATCAGGAATTTCACGCTTGAATACATTGGACTCTGCAACCTGTGGGTCAAACTGGAACGGTTTTGCAATATTAACAAATACCTCTTCGATAGACTCACCAAACTCGAGCATACCTTTTTTAAACATAGCCCATGGATTGTCATATGATTTGCTTGTTAAAATTACTCTACCTATTCTGTTTACAAGAGCAGATAAAAATTCATTCTGTAAAGCAGGATAGTCCATAATTACTGCGCCGATTTCTCTGATTGAGTCAGAGTCAGCTGTAGCCTGCGGCACATAATCTCTGTAGTTTGTGCTTGCGTTGTTTCTTATTGCATTTAAAATATCAACGCTTGAATTAGTAAGTGTCTTATTTTTTGGTTTTGTAGCCATAATTCTTAGCCCTCTCTTTCTTTAAATAAATCATCAAAGGAAATGTCTTTACCATCATCAGTAATATCTTCTTTTTGTTTCCTTAATACTTCATTAGGGTCTATACCCTCTTTGCCCTCAAAAAATCGTGCTTTATATTTTTCTCTCCACTCATTGTCATTCTGTTCGTATTTTGTTTTCCAATCAGTAGTATCACTTGCACGTGCTTCAAGGTCATTGAATGTATCAGTAAAATTTTCAATCATGGTAAGCGTATTATCATCAGCGCTATCACCTGCTAGTCCTTTTACTGCGTTCATAAAATCATCATGTGAAAGTACTGCCATTTTTCTCACCTCTTTTCTATTTAAAATAATGGTCTGCACATCATCCAAAGTGGCATACGTTTTCGCTTAGGTGGTGTAGGTGGTGTAGGTGGTGTAGGTGGTGTAGGTGGTGTAGGTGGTGTAACACCTGTTAGGTATTCATACCAGTTATTAGCGTATGTTAATCTTTTGGTTAATGCTGCAACTCCTGCACGTTCTCTTTCATATAAATATGCTTTACATGCTTCTGCAACATCAGTTAGTTGCGAAAACTCTGCACCAGTATAACCATATCCAAGTGACGGCTTAGGTATCCATTGACCACCATAACCATTTATTATTTCATCCCACATTAACTGTGTTTGTATTTCACCAGTAGCCCAATCAGTACCATGTGCTATTGCGTAATCTGTTAGGTTACTACTAGGTGTCCACTGTATTAAACCCCAACCACTTCTTGCACTTGCTGTTTGTTTCATTCCCGGGTTAATGTTTGACTCCTGCTGTAAGTTTCCTAACATCCCTGCTACGCTCTCAATGGTAAAACCTTTACTGTTGAAATATCCATAAAATTCGGTAGCATTGTTTTCCATTTCAGATTGTGTTAAATATGCACTTACTCCTACTTTAACTATCCATGCCATTATCTTATACCTAAACTAAAAAGTTTATTCCATGTGTTTTTACCACACTCACCATCAACAGTTAATCCATGTTTTGTCTGAAAATTCTCACACGCATTCACACAGCCTTTACCATACTTTGTATCAATGTTACCAGTGTAATATCCTAACTTTGCCATAAGTATTTCAAATACTGTTACGTCATTATTTGATGAACCTCTTTTCAATAAATTCATATTATAACCTGCACTTCCTTTGTCTCCGTTATAACGTAAATGATAACTCCAACCATAACTAGGTGTGTAATATTTTCTTATACATATTTCTTTTCCAGTTTGGTCTCCTGCTTTATGTCCTTTTGTAGTTCCATTTTCATCAATGCTTGCATGAACTATATGCTCACTATCTGTTGAAACACAAACATGATGTCCTACCGCTAAGTGAATATCACCTTTTTGAAAAGGTCTGTTACAAGAAGTAAAGCCACAATGTTTTAACTGTTCATACAAATTTCTTGTTGTGCTGTTTACATTTACATTAAATCCTGCTGTAGCAAGTGCATGTCCAACTAATGAACTACAATCAAAGTCTGGATTTCCACTTCTGTTAATCTGTGAATAACCATGTGAATTGTCATTTGCTATTGCAATCATGTAATCTGTGTATGTATCGACTTTACTCATTTTTGTCACTTCTTTCTACATTCAGTATATCGCATAATTTCTGCAATACAAGTGTGTTTTCATTTAATGCTGCTGTGAACTTATCTGTTTCTGCCTTGTGACTATCATCAAGTTTCATACAGTACCATGCTAAACATAAACACATTACTATAGGAAATCCCACTGTAGTTATAGCCTGCAAAATCACCTGCATTGTATCCATACTCCCACCTCCTTTATTTTATTCTCTTTTAATTATATCATATTACTTGAAATTTTGCAATAATTATGTTATAATAAATTGAGATAAATATAGGCAAATTTAAGAAAAGAGTACAACAATATGAGTGAAAATAAATACTATGATGGAACTAAATTATTGTCAATGAAAGATATAAATGGTTTAAAGCCTGAGTTATTTATGTGTACTACTAATAGAAGTGGTGGTAAAACTACTTATTTTGGTAGGCTTGAGGTCAACAGATTTTTAAAACAAAATAAAAAATTCTGTTTACTTTATAGATACAATTACGAGCTTGATGATGTATCTAATAAATTTTTCAAGGATTTACAGTCATTGTTTTTTAGGAATTACACAATGGAAAGTGAAAGATGTGCAAGTGGTATCTATCATAGTTTGTTTTTAAATGAACGACATTGTGGTTATGCTGTTAGTTTAAATAGTGCAGACCAGTTGAAAAAATATAGTCACTTACTTAGTGATACTGATAGTATACTATTTGATGAATTTCAGAGTGAAACTAATCACTACTGTAGTGATGAAATAAGAAAATTTATTAGTGTGCATACAAGTATAGCAAGAGGTCACGGAGAGCAGTCAAGATATCTGCCAGTATATATGCTAAGTAATGCAGTTAGTATTATTAACCCTTATTATGTAGAGTTGGGAATATCTGAAAGATTAAACAGTGAAACTAATTTCTTAAAGGGAGACGGGTTTGTACTGGAAAGTGGTTTTATAGAAACTGCTAGTAAAGCGCAGAAAGAGAGTGGTTTCAATAGAGCATTTAAGAATAATCAGTATGTCGCATACTCAAGTGAAAATGTGTACTTAAATGATAACACTGCTTTTATTGATACACCAGTAGGAAAAGGGAAGTATATTGCAACACTAAGATATATGGGGCATGATTATGCTGTGAAACAATACACCGAGCAGGGCTTTTTATATATTGATGATAAAGCAGATAGTACTTTTAGAAATAAAATAAGTGTCACTGTTAATGACCATGACATTAATTATATCATGTTAAAACAGAATGATTTATTTATTAGTCAGTTAAGATACTATTTTGAAAAAGGGTGTTTCAGATTTAAGAACCTTAAATGCAAAGAAGTCTTATTTAAGACTATCAGTTATTAGGTATCTGCTGTTGTATGTTCACTTGATACTGCTAGGTAGCACGTTTGGAAGATAACGCTAGTATGTATTGTCGTAAATGCTGTGCGCTTGTGTTCTGCAATAGTTATAGATATAGAAAAGGCAAGAGTTTGTACTCCTGCCTTTTTGTTTTTATTTGTAAAAATGATTGTGTATATCTGTTGCAATTAATATGTTTAATGATAGTACAATTTCTCTTGTATCTTTTTTCTTTATAAAATCGTATGATAGTAACTTTGAAATGTATAATCCATTTAAACAATATTCTATTTTATATTGCTCTGTGCATGGCACATCATAAAACTCGATTGAACCTCTAAATCTTTTGCGTAGTTCCTGTACTACTTTTTCCATTTTATCATTCATATTATTACACCCCTATAAAATCATCACATTCATATCTATACTTACAAGCAAAGCATAAATAATTACATTGTTTGTGTATAAAATATTGCTTTATTTTTCTTGCTACCATTAATATAATTTTTATAAGTAATACCACCATTATTGATAATATTAATGAATAATCTATTACGCTCATATTCTTCTCTCCTTTAAATCTATTATCATATCTTTAATATTCTTTTTATTATAGAATATATCACAAAAATAACATTTACCTGTATTAGTAGATTGTTTAACATAATATTTCACCTCATTTCATATGTCGTGTTCACCAGTAATACACCACCTTTAATTCTTTTTGGCAGTAATTTTCCGGGAACACATAAACCAACTTTAAAATCATTATAGTCTCTTTTTGTTTCTAAGAATTTTAATTCACTTTGTGTATAGTTATCACTCTCCTTTACTTTATATCCCTGCATTGATTTGTCAAATAAATCTTTACATTTCTGTGTCATACCTGCACATTTTATATCGTTGTATGGTTCATCAATGGGTATTAAATCATTATGAGTTATGTGTTCTATATATGTTTTCTGCCTTGTAAAAATAGCTGTGTCCCAACTGCTCTCTAATTTCCAACAACAAAACTTTACTGGGTCTACTGTTATTCCTTTAATCTTATCAGCAGGCAAGTCACAATGTATGCTATCTGTATCAGCATAAATAAAACCTGCTTTATCTACACCATAGTAATTTTTTTGAGCAGCTGTGATTGTAAAGTTACGTGCGTATGATGTTATTGCACTACCAGTGGCTATATGCCCCACCTTTTTATTATTAGCAGGTACTATATAAAAGCCTATACTATCATCATCTTTTACATACGCAACCTTAAAACTACTATTGGAACTACTAGCAAGTTTGCCATAAAGATTATTGAGAAACAGTTTAGCTTCTGTACGCTTTGCACCTTTACTGCTCATTTTAATTTCTGCATAATGATTGATATAATTATCAAATATACCTATAGCAGAATAAAACCAACATCCGTCTAAGATTTCAAAGTCAACTAGTTCATAGTGCTTTAACATTAGTTTATAATCTGTCATTGTTACTGTCATTATTTGTGCAGTATCTTTTATGTTACCATTAATATCTTTATAGTATCTATTGTAGTTTCCATTTTTATCTAATACATCACTAGTTGTTAATGACTCTGTACCTTTATATAAATGATTACCTTTTATTTGAATAAATGGTAACATATTTTCTTTAATATAAAAGCGTGTTTTTATTCTTAAAAAATAATATTTATTTTCACCTATTGCTTCGTTAGGTATTATATTACCAGTCCAAAAATATGGTTTACCTATTGGAAAATAATTACCACTTTGCGAGTGCATCATACTAGAATATAAAGAGTTTACATCAGCTGTCACTCCGTTATGTCTAACAATATTTTCTTTTCCTTTTACTAAATAGCACCAACCCCCTCTATAGCTGTGTCGTATATATTCATCTGCATTTGACGAACCATAAATATTTTTATCAAGTGTAAATTCATCAAGCGCAGGGAATAAATCATTATAATCATAAGCGCCTAAAGAATTTTTATATTCTGCTACACAGCATGAACCTATTGTAAGTTTATCGTGTCCGTCATTGAATAACTGTTCTAGTGCTTCTTTAACTACTAATACATCATTAGCTATATAACGTTTTTCGTCATCAGTTATATTACATCCTGCATATCTATAGCCACTATATTCCATCTCTAATTTTTGATGTTTTGTTTTAAAAGATTTACCTATTTCTTTTACTGAAAATGGTAATAGTTTTAAGCTATCTCTTAGTTCAATAAAATGGTTATTAACTTTAATAGTAACCATATACCATTGACCCATAGATGATATAGTATATCTGAAAGTATTATTTTTCATGTATTTTTCTTTTATAAATTCACCTTGAGTGCCGTCCTCATTAAATGACTCGTATGCCTGTTCATATTTTAAATCCGTTAATAAATATGACAGCCAAAAATTGCCATCAAATTTAAGGTTATGATAATAAGCTATTATGTCACAATCTAACGACTTAAAATAATTAAACTGTTCATCAATAGAATGAAAAATCTGAACGTTCTCTGTATATAATTCTACGCTTGCACTCGCCCATACTTCTGTAGATTTTTGCCCTTTATATACTGTAGTCTCAAAATCACACATGAATTTTCTATAGTTTCTCATATATTATCTAAATCAGTAAATCCAAAATATTCATTAATATCATTAGATTGTATTGCTGATATGCGTGACATATCGTGATTTGATAATAAAGGTATTAAATCTTCCGTCTTTGCCTGCACTACTTCTGAATATACACTCTCATTTATACTATCTATTGCTGATATAATTTCTTCTTCATTTTGTTGTAAATAATATTCATACTGTTCGCTTCCAAAATCTTCTTGCATTTTTTTTATAATTCCTAAAACAGTATAATAAAAATTTTCGAGATTATAATCTATAGCTTCACCACCATGTGTGTATGTCTGCTTTTTACTAGGTAAAGCTTGTAATCTTGAAATAATACTGTCTGTAACTGTATAAGTTTCTGCTCTTTGTCGTTGTGCTATTTCTGATTGCAAATTCTGTAAAGTATCTTGTGTTATTCTTTTTGGAAAAGCCTCTAAACCTTGTGTAGAAATACCTTGTTGCTCTGCTTTATCTAATATAACTTGATATGCTTTTTGATTATTGGTAAGTTTTTTTGCCATACTTTTTATTCTCCTCTCTAAAATAATAAGACCCCTGCTAACTTAATAACAAGGGTCAGCAGTAAAATAAAATTTTATTTTACTGATTTTACATCGAGTGCACAGTCAATGTATGGTCTACCATTCTTTGTTGTGCCACTAAGTTTGATAACACTAAACTGTTTACCATGCATGATGTTAGTAATATTATCAAAACTACGCTTGAAAGTTGCTGACTGACAAGAGAATACTTCTTTGTCTGGTGTGATGATTGATAAAATATCAACATTATCACCATTCTCTTTTTTATCTGTGAATGTCAGATAGCCTGCTACTGCAATACTTGTGTTATCCTCTACATCCTTTAATGACCGAATACCTCTATCTAATGTCATTAAATACTGTTCTACCTCTGTAAAATCTCTTGACTGTGTATTAATTGTAATTGTCATGTTTGTTTATCTCCTTTTCTTTTATTCTGCGTCTGTCTCTTTTGTTGACTGTGTATCTGCCTGTTCTGACTCAATTACTTTACGTGTAGCAGGGTCAAGTATCTTTGCACCTTTGATAAAGTCTGCTTCATCCATACCATAAAGCTCATTGACCTCTTTGAGTTCACGAATTGCAACGATTGTGCAATCCTCTGTGTTGTAGAGTTTTGATACTTTTTTCAGTACCTTGTCTTTGTCAGTGCACTTACCAGTAAGAGTAAAGTCCTGCTCAAAGGTTTCTGCTGTCTGCGGATTTACGCATAATGCTGTGATTGATGTTGATAAAATTGTCCTTGTTACCATAGGTTTACGCATATTTTTTCTCCTTTTCTTTGTGTTATGGTTTATAAGTTAATGTAATAAAGTTGTAACGCCAATAGGCGTAGTAGTCAAGTTGATTTTTGCAATCTGTTTTAGTGATAGCTTACTATCTCTTGACTATCAAGCAGGATATAAAATCATCTAATTTATGTCGAACTGTAATTATGCAATCATCACGAACGAATGTATCTGTCGTAATATCATTATTATCAGTTTCACAAAATATTTTACGAGTATTAAGGTCTGATATAAGTTGTGCGTATAAAGTTTCTATCATTGTTAATCACTTCCTTTTTCTTTGAGGAGTCCGCACTATTGAGTGTCATATTGTCTTGCAATAGTGCGGTATCATAGTATTAAAGCAAACGTATTGTAAGAGATGCATTACCTCTTTACATATTATATAGTACAGTAGTAATGTAAATGCATTATGACTAAATTATGAACATTTTATGAACTTTTCCACATTTAGTTTTTTGTAATTTACGAAGATTTACGAAAATTTACGAAAACTTGTGCAAATTATTGATAAATATGCTGTACCATTTTATGATAATAATGCATGTAATTTATATTACATTGTTTCATAAATACTTTTTCGTCATAATTTATTCTTCTTATACAATATAAATATTCTATTTTATACTGTATTAAATTAAATAACTGTGTTATTATTCTCATACTATTATTTTTACCAATTAACATTCTTTCAAATTGATTATATTCCTTGCGAATTATTCGCTCCAAAAAATGTTTTCTTTTTTGAGTCATATTATAAAAAACCTCTTTTCAATTATTCTATGATAAAGCTTGACTATATTATCAGCAATTTCCTCTGATGATACGCCACTTAACATATCATAATCGAGTGTATCAAGGAAAAAACGCTTTTCGCCTAGTTCACGTGTTTTAATTATGACATACCACATATCCTCTATGTTAGCATACCCATAAAACAACCTGCCTTTTACCTTTTTAGCAACCTTAGTTGTTATCTTTATCACGAAATCCTCATAAACTTCATCAATCTCGCTCTGTGACATTTTTCTATTTTTGAATAGCATGTTTATACCTCTTTTCTACTCAACAACCTCTACTTTTAACATTTCTTTTCCCGACATTGCTCTATATTGCACTACTTTCATAGCTGACAACTGTTTATTATTCAAAATCTGTGATTTTGTGTAATATTCTGTTATGTCATATTGCATATCATGCAAACAAAATGATGTCGCTATACTGCATTTTACTAATGTGCCTAGCTTTATATTATTTGTCATTGGTTCACCCCCTTTCTATTCTAACAATTTTTATTACTTTACAGTTATAAAAATCATACTATCATCATAAATACAATCTGTTGTAAGACTATATACGTGTAAATCATAAAACTTAAGCGGTAAATCTTTAAACTTACCAGAATATAAAATACTATGATTTACAAAATTATATAACTCTATATGCTCTTCATTAGGTACTATAGTATATAATTTTTGAACTGTCATATTTTCACCTCTTTTCATTATTTGCTATATTCAGTTGTAAAACCTATGCGTGGACTTGCACCACGCTGTGCGCTTTGCGCTTAGGCTATTTCAATTACTGTATACGCTTCATACGTTCCCTTTAGTGAATAGATTGTATTTACAATTTTTTCAAAATATTCATTAGATATATCTTTATTTTTACCATACCATAAAGTTGTTCCGTTTTTTAATTTTATTTCTATTTCTTCTTCATCAGATATCACTCTATATAAATCTTGAACTGACATATTATTTGACCTCTTTTCTGTTTTCGTCAAGCTCTACAGCGTTCTCTAAAAAATCTTTTTCAGTAATACCATATAATTTTGATGACTTCTCAGCGTTTACAAGTTTTAAAAATTTAGCAGAATTGCTATAATCTATTACAAACTGCTTTTCAATCTCCTTGTCGCTTAAATCTCCGATATAAGCTTCATTTAAGGTTATAACCTCGTTTGTATCCAGGTTAAAAGCCATAATCTCTGCATTAGTTGTTACGATTGTCCTTGTTATCATTTTTTCTTTTCTCATAGTTTTTTGTCTCCATTTCTTTTTTGTGCTTGTTTATTTTGTTACTTGCTGATATTGCTATCAGTGATACAAGAGAGTCGGAGTTGCACCGACTCGACTATCTTAGATAGTCCAAAACTCGTGCCTTGTTTTAGTAATATATAATTTACCAACTAATTGACTTGTAAGATTGTATACGTCAATACTTAATGTAAACATCATACAATTATAACTCTCAACTGTTAAATGTTTCAAAATATACTTTTCATTATCAAGATTAACTTGTTTGACCCACTCAACCCAACTATCAAAAATAGCTTGTTTTACTAAACTAGGTTTCGCGTAACAATCAGATAATAAGCGCACCTGTTTATTTGGCTCTAAAATCCCCTTAGCTTGTTTTATCACAAAATCCTCATTATTTAGTTGTATATAACGTTTCATATTCAACACCTTAGTACTTTTTTAAGTACCCCTTTCCTTTATCTTTAAGTATATTATATAGGCCAGTTATGAACAGCGTATGTGCAATTTGTAAACAAATTGTGAACATTTTATATAGTACTATAGTACTAAGTTAGTCACAACTAACTTCGCGCACTCATGGTACCACGCTGACGTGCTAATGCTGTACCACTGCAATGCGTCACCGCTTTACCACTGCGCAGTGCATGGGGCTGTCTCTTATACACATCTCCGAGCCCACGAGACCGAGGCTGATCTCG